TGGGGAGAGTCAAGATTTGCTAGATTAGGTAATAATTTCTATGGAATGATAGAAACTGATAATACAAAGCCACACATCAAAGCACTTAATAGTAATATTCTTCTTAGAAAGTATGGAAGAAAATGTGAAAGTGTTGCCGATTACATTACCTTACTTAATACTGGCACACAATTTAAAGCATATAGAGAAGTTAGAAATAAAGAAACAGTTACACAAGAAGTTAATCTTGATGAAATAATTGATACATTAAATACTTTTGCATTAGATAAAGATTACACAAAAAAGATAAAGAAAACAGTAGATTATTTATTAAGAGAATACCCAGAAATATTTTTAATAGCGAAAGGTCAAGATGTCTAATTGGGAAAAAGATGTAGCTGAATTAAAAACAGATGTTAAATATATTCGTGAAGATATTACAATTATGCAAAAACAAATAAGAGACTTAAATCAGACTTCCAATATGGGAATCGGAGGATTAAAAGTAGCTTTATTTATTGGTGGAATTTTAGGAGCAATTTATACATTTTTTAGATTACTAGATTAAATGGTGCTGATGGAGAGACTCGAACTCTCTAACTCCTGCGTGTCGAGCAGGCGATTTACCATTAATCTACATCAGCAAGGATTGTATGAATACAAAATCAATACTTATATTAAGTGATACACATTTTCCGTATCAAATACCAGATTATTTTGATTGGATTAAAAAAATAAAAGAAAAAGTTAATCCAACTATGGTTTTACATATTGGAGACTTAGCGGACTTTCATAGCATATCACAGCATTTACATAGTGCAGAGTTGCCTAATATTAAATACGAAATTAAAGATGCCATTAAGTGTATTAAAAAATTGCGTAAAATATTTCCTCAACCAATGCCTATTATAAATGGTAATCACGATATACGCATTCAAAGGCTTGCAGAAAAATCAGAAATACCAAATTCATTTCTACGCAATATAAATGATATTTTAGAAATTGATCCTAAATGGAAATGGACTTGGCACGATAAACTTATTTTAGAATTGCCTAATAAGACTAAAGTTTTTTTTACACATCATTTTAAATCAAATGTTATTTCTAGTGCTAAAGAATTAGGAATGAGTTATGTGTGCGGTCATCAGCATACTTTATCGCAACTTACTTATATCTCTTCTCCTCTTGCTTTGAATTTTGCAATGTGTGTCGGATGTTCAATTAATCCAAAACATGAGGCTTTTAAATATGCAAAAAACTTTATCAAAAGACCAATAATTAGTGTAGGAGCAATAATAAATAACCAGCCAATTATTTACGCAATGCCTCTCAACGAGAGAGGAGAATGGACTGGTAAAATTTAATGGATAAAATTAATCCACCTTACTACAAAAAAAAAATACAAGTTACAGATTTTATAATTGAATACAAAATGAACTTTTTAGAAGGTAATATTATTAAGTATGTATCTCGGTATAAAGAAAAAAACGGAATTGAAGATTTAAAAAAAGCTAAATGGTATATGGAGAAATTAATAGAATGTACGAAGAATTAAAAGATAGAATTAAAAAACATGAAGGTTATAAATTAGAGCCTTATCAACTATCTTATAAAACAAAAGATGGTAAAAAAGTTAAAGAAGATTTTTTAACAGGCGGATATGGTCATAAGTTAGGAAAAGATGAAATCGCTCCGACTACAAAAGAAGGATGGGATGAAATTTTTGAAAAAGATTTTGCGGAAGCATTAAAGCAAGCAGAACATTTTATTGATAAAGATAAAATTAAGTTTGAAGCTTTTACCATTATTATAGAAATGGCATATCAAATGGGAAGTAGAGTACATAATTTTAAAAAATTAAAAAAAGCATTAGAAGAAAATGATTATGTCGAAGCTGCAGACCAAATGATTGACAGTATGTGGTATAAACAGACTCCAGGTCGGGCTTCTTGGATGTCATTATTAATGAGAGATTTATAGGAGAGAATATGTTAAATTTACTTTTAGGACCAGTAACAGATATTATTGGTAGTTCAATCAAAGGTTTTGTAGATACTAAAAAAGCGAAAGCTGAATTAAAAGTAAAAAAGATTGAAGCCGAAACATCTTTAATGGAAAAGAAAATATCTGGAGAGGTAGATTGGGATATTCAAGCTATGAAAAATACTCAAGGTTCGTGGAAAGACGAGTACCTGACAATTATTTTTAGCATCCCGTTATTACTCTGTTTTCTACCGTTTACTGTTGAATATGTTGAGAGAGGCTTTGATGCACTATCAAGAACTCCGGACTGGTATAAATATACTCTCGGAGTGATTGTATCGGCTTCTTTTGGAATAAAAGGAGCAACTAAATTTTTTAAAAAATAAGGAGGTTATATGAAACTTATTAAAGATTTATGGGAACATTTATTAGAGTGGTCTGACTGGTCAATTAAAGATTGGATTAAGGCAGGTATTGTAGCTCTAATAGTATTATGGATTGTTTCTAATATGTTAGGTGGAGGAGCTTAAAAGCTCAAATGCCTTTTAAATCAGAAAAGCAACGCAGGTATATGTATAAAAACAAACCTGCGTTAGCGAAAAAATGGACTAAAAAATCTAAAAAGAAAAATAAAAAAAAGGAGAAATAATATGCCGTACGGAATGGGAACTTATGGAAGTAAAAAAGGGAGACCACCTAAAAAGAAAAAAGATAAAAAAAAGAAGAAATCTAAAAAGAAAAAGTGAAAATAGTTTTAGTAACTTGGCTGGACACTAACGAAAACTCAGTTGGTGGATGGATTGAAAAAGAAGATTTAGATAAATCTGAAGTTTGTAGTATTGACTCTTTAGGTTGGCTTTATAAAGAAACAGACGAGTTAATAGTTATTTTAGCTGATAAAGATACTCACAACGAGGATGATTTGTATGGTAGATCACAAGTCATTCCTCGTGGAGTTATAAAAGATATTAAGTATTTAAGTTAAAATAATTTTAAAATTCTTGTTTCAATATCATCTATAATTTCTTTTACCCTTTCATCTATTTTTTTTCTAAACTCTGAATCATAATCTTTATTGTTATTTATACGATCTAATTTATTTAATTCTTCTTCACTTACAATTTCTGTATGTAAAAACCAGTTTCTTTCTTCGTCTATAATTCTTTTAATATTATTTATTAATTTCATTTAACTTTCCTAACTATTCTTTTTTATCTAAGTTTTTTCTTTGCAGTATTATTTTGTTAATAGCTTTTTCATAACCATCTTGTATTTTTTCTTGGTAATTTAACCATTTATCAAATGCTTTATCAGAAACATCTTCTGGTTTTTTATGCCATAAATTTTGCCAAGTTGGTTTACCTTTTCTTTTTCTTGCCATTTAACCCTCCTTACAATAAAGTTTAGCTCCAATTTCACAAAGACCATCATAATATCTTTCGCTTAAATGATCTCCACTATAAAAATGTCCAAACTCATGGATAATTAATTCCATAATTTTAACTTTATTATTTTTTAAATTAAACCAGTCCTTACCTAAAGTTTTATAATAAAAACTCAAATCAGATCCAGAATAACCTTTGCAATAAGTGGCTAACAATCTATTTCCACCTAAACCTTTTTCATTAAAAATTTCAACATTCAACTCTTGATTAAAAAGTTTTTTGTGTAATTTTTTTGCTAAAGAAATTACTTGTTTCATTTCTTTTGTAATTTTAGATTTATCCAAAAGTTCAGCAGGTCTAGTTCCACTCATATTAGGACTAGCATATTTACCTATTGAGCCACTTGGCTTTGCAAAATCTTCATAATCATCTCTAGTTTTTCTAATATTATCCCAAACTTGAGAATTAAAAGAGCCACCAGTTATGACATTTTTATCATCTGCAAAAGCCTTCTTGTTAGCTTCATGGTCTTTAACATCAAAGACAACTGCATCATCTCCATATCTTACATCAATAACATCTTTAACTGCATGAGTATCTGCATTTTCTAATGCTTCTTGTACCCAAGATGATTTAGTTTCTTCTTCACTTAAATCAGATGAAGTATGGTTAAGAATATAAGTCTTTAATTTTTTCAAATAACTTGGACTTACATTATCTCTATCCTTACTTAATGGAATTTTTTGATTAACATTAATTGAAAAACCAATATCAGTTGATACAACAGGAATTCCCATTTCATAAATAAAATGTTCATCTGTTTTAAACAATTCAATTTCTGTTTTTCTTTTAGTCTTAACCAAATTTCCTTCATCATCTTTAGTGATACTTGGAAGTTCCTCAATAAAAGATTTATAAATAGGCAATCTATCTATAACTTTTCCATTAACTAAAAATTCTACATCTTTAGGTGGAATAATATTTTGCGATTGATTAATTAAATCTTCATATTGAGATTTATTTATTTTTGGCAACTTACCCATAAATAAAGTACCTTTATCAATTTTAGTGTAAGTTTTTTTTCGAGTACCATCTTCTAAAAAAGTTACTCTGCCTGTGGTTGAAGTAATACAAGCTGTTCTAAACATTGATAAGGCAAATTTTTCTCCAACATTAAATCTACCTCTTTTAGTAGCAATGCCTTTTTTATAACTTGGAGCAAACATAGTATAAGAGTCTTTTAAATCCTTAAAACCATCTTTGCTATCATCAAGAACATTAACAAATAATTCTTTATCTTTATCAAAATCTAAAGTTAAAACACATCTGTTAATATCTTCATCAAAAGAATTACTAACTAATTCTTTAATAATAAAAAATTTATTTTTATCATTTTGAATTTGTTGCAATCCTTTTTTGTCTATTTCAAACCAACTATTTTTCATTTAACCCTCCCTAGTTAGATGGCTCATTATGTTCCCTTTTGTTACATAAAGATACCAAATTTCCCAATTTATTACTTTACATAACATTATTAGCATTTGTGTCGAGGGAATGCTAGAATTATTTTTAACTATTTTACCCCAGTTTTCTAGGATAAATTTAACTATATATTACTTTGGCTGTGAGGAGCATAATTCAATTATCCTTTCAATATGTTGATCGGTAAATCTTAATCGTTTACCAATCTTCGTATGTAAAGCAGACTCTTTGGGAAATTTGAATTGTAACTCTTTAATATCTTTCCTCATAGTTCGAGGATGTCTATTAAGCCTAATGGCAACATCTTTTATTTCATACATTTTATTCATTTTCAACTTCATATTCCTCTCTTTTGATAATATTAATCATATCTTCTTCATCTAATTTGTAATTCGGGTGTTTTCGACCTTCCTCAAGCTCTTTCTTTTCGCTGTCGCTAGTTATGTATAGAACAGGGTTTTCAGGTGCTGTGTGGCTAATTACAGCAGCTTTTTCTTCTTCTTCTTGCTTTCTATGACCTTCAAATATCAAATCATAAAATTTATTCGGCAATAATAGAATATGGTCTTTATCATCATAAACAATACACCACCAATAATGAACTCTATCTGTTGATTTAAAAGTGGACTCCCATCTTTTAAAAGAATAGACGCTTTTAGGTGGACTTGTACCCTTAGTTAAGTATTGTAAAATTTGTGAGTAATCTAATAATCTAGGATCAGTTTCATTTTCAAAAAATAAATTCCATAATTTATCAACTTGTACGCCCTTCTCATTTAAACCTCCCTTATCTATTTGTTCTATCTTAATAATTTTTTTACTCATTTAATAACTCCATTTGATTTGTGTTGGCTTTTTGTTTCCAGAAAACATTGCACATTCTAAATGGTTGTTCTCCTTTAAATCTTGGTGGAATAATTTTTTTTGTTTTAGTCATTAATGCAGACTTTAATTGCTCTACATTTAAAAACATCTTTTCGTTATTTTCTAATAATGTTAAAATAGCTCCACCTTGTTTAATTGCTTTTTCTACTTCATAATCTTTTAAACTAGCCTTGCCTTGCCATAAGCGACCAATATTTCTTTTATAATAATTCATGGGGTAAATGCTCCAAGTTTCATTTCTGCTCTCATTGTTGCATTGGCATCTGACATCAGTTCTATCTTCGTGGTAATTCGATCAAGCTGTGCAAACATTTCATCCATGAGTTGTTCAGCATCATCTAACAATTTATTAAAATCAGTTACTTCATCATTAACTCTTGATTTAGCTTTTGCATCTTCAACACTATTTTTTTCATTACTAAAAAAACGATAATGTAAATATTTAGATTTTTCGCATTCATCTTTTTGTCTAGTTAATTGATTAAACATTCTTTTAGCTTCTCTATAATTTTTGATTGCCTCCATTTTTGCCTCAGCAATTTTATGAGGATCATACTTACTTAATCCTTTATCAATGCTCATAATTTCCCTCAACTTGCTCTTCTAATTTATCGGCTATTAATCTTAATGTTTTTACTTGAACACTTTTGTTAAAGTCTTTGCTTTTATGACAAAGATCATGGCATTTACGACAGAGACAAGTTAGGTTAGTAATATGATCTTTACATTTACTTCCGCCCATTTGTTTTGGCTCAATATGATGGATGTCCGTGCCTTCCCAACTACTACAACTAAAACATTGGTAAGTTTGATAAATTGTAAATTCATCATTCCAAAAATCAAAAAATATTTGAGTATGTTTTTTCATTTGTAAAGTCTTTCTCCAATTCCCCAAATCATAAAGGCTATAAATATTAAAATAACTAACTGTAAAATTTCTAAAACTATCTCAATCATTTGCTAATTCCTTTATGTTAATCATTTTCATTCCATAATTATTAATGCCCTTTGGAATGAATAAACCCTCAACTTTAATTGGCTTGTTTCTTTTAAAAGGTTTGTAATCTACGAAATGATGCCACCTATTAAATCTCCATGTAACTCTAGCTAAGTCTGGATGCATTTCTTCTAGCATTTTAGATTTATTTAATGTGCCTTCTTCATCATAAAATTCTTTAGAGTTCCCTCCTCTAATTCTTTGTGTAGTGGCTTTCTCTTGGAGGAATGCATTAAATTGAAGAGTGCAATCTCCATCTTTTAAAACTCTTAGTGATAGATCTGTGTCCTCATTATAGCGACCTCTCCATCTATATTTTGTTTTATTATCAATAAGTAAAGTAGAATAAATCCTAGTATTAAAAAGATATGGAGGATATTTTTCACTAGCTAAACAAAACTTACAATAGTTAAATCCACTAATTAAAACATTTGTATAACGATCAACAAAATCTTCTGCACATCTAAATATAGTTCCAGTTTGTACTATGTTTTTTGCATTGCGATTTAATCTATAAAAATCATAAATGTTATCATCTAAAACCCAATGTCTTTTAGCTCCTAATCCTATGGAGTGATCCCATGCAAAGTTACGAGCTGCACCTGGACCAGTGCCTCTTCCTTTTCCTATTTCATCATTGAATACATCATAATTAAGTTGATATTCTTTTGGTAAAATTAAAACTTTTTCTTTATCAATAACATTAGTGTATTCTTCATATTCTTGTTCTTCGACTATAATATAATAAAATACTTTCATTCTTTCTAAAGATTTGCTTGTCAATCTAGACTCCCATCTTCCTTTAGAAACTATGTAAATTGGATATTTAGGAGTCATTTTTACAATATATTAATGTTACCCATGCCCCTTTAGGCTCTTCTTTATAAGAAACTTCTTTAAAATGATTTTTTAAAATAGATATTATTTCTTTATATTTATCTCTCGTTTTAATATCGTTTAAATGTGCGTGATGAAATTCTAAAATTAATTCTCTAACTCCCTCAAAACTTTTTACAGCTTTTAAACATTCATACTCTCCACCCTCAATATCCATTTTAATTATTGTAGGTTTAACTTTTTCTAATACCTCGTTAATGTTTATACAATTTACATTAACTGTATCTCTACCTCGTTTTGCAACTAATGAATGACCTCCTTTATTTCTTTTAACATTAATTGAAAAAGGTCTAACTTTATCATCATTGCCAATAATTGCTTTATTGTTAATAGTATAATTATTTTCTAAATTATTTATTCTAATATTATGTTGAGCTATTTTAAAATTATCTTCTTCTGCTTCGTATGAATGAACAACTGCACCTTTTTGTAAAGCTAAAATAGTAAAAGCTCCAATATTTAAACCTATATCTAAAACAATGTCTTGAGGTAAAATATTTAATTTATTGTAAGTTTTCCTTTTAAATATTTCTTCTATAACAAATTCATCTGATGTTTCTAATCTTACTAAAGCACTAACTCCTGTTACTGTATTAGTTTTTTTGTTAACATTAAATAATCTTATAATTTTAGTTTTATTAATACCTTGTAAATTTAAAAAATTATTTATCATCAATATACCTCTTACTAAAATGATCTTTAAAAGTTAATTTGGGATGCCAAATACTTTTAGTCCTATTGTTTATTTTTTGACTTATCTTTGTTGCGAAATCTTGCAAATCTTCCTCATTTCTAAATCGTATAATTAATTTGTGATATGACTCTTCTTGCTCTTGAACAAACTCAGGCATTCCTTCCCATTCATCTTGCCAAAACTCTTTCTCAAATTCTTCTCCAAAAAGAGAAGGTGTCTTTTTTTTGTTCATTAAATAATAATTTTATTTGCATAAATTGGCTCTTTACTTAAATGATGAATAACTGTTGTATGATCTTTTCCCATTGCTCGACCAATAACAATTCTACTATGTTTCGTATGTTTAGTAGCAAGATGGCAAAAATCCCTTCTTGCATTAACTAAATTTTTGTCTCTTCTCCCATTATAAAACTCACTAGATTGTATTTCATAATATTCACAAACCTTTTCTCTAATTCTTCTTAGTGAAATTGGAGTGTGAATTTCATAATCAGGTAGAGGCTCAAAGTTTTTAAACATAGGATTATCGCACATCCTTTTTAAAATTTTTTCATATTTAGATATTCTAACTAAAGCCTCAACCTGTTCATCTGTAAATTTTTTTGACATTAAAAGGGGATGTCCTCTTCTTTAATATTACTATTGTTATTATTAATACTTTCATCTTTAGATTCAGGCTTCTTCCAAGTATTTCTCTCAGCATATAATTTTCCTGCCCTAGACTCTTTTATGTCAATATTAATCCAAACATCCTCTTTAGTAGTAGTTCTCATAAACTCTAAAAACTCATCTCTCTTCAAAGATATTTTCATTTTAATAAAGTCTGGAGCATTCTCTGGTCTGCTAGGAAACATCCCATTTACAAATTGTTTATCATCCATTGATTATAAAATCCTCACTTGCTCTTTTATTTTGGCTCTTCATAGGTTTACTTTGTGATGCTAAATTTCCATCATCATCATCACTAGCTAAACCATATAAACTTTGTAATCCGTACCGTTTTGCATAAGTAATAGCTGATCCCATTTTTTGAGGATTGTCTTTATCATTTGCATTAATCAAAACTGGAACACTGCAAGTTAAAGTATTACTCACTGCAATATGATTTACTGTTGTTGTAACAAAAATATCTTTATGTATTTCTTGATATTTTAATTGAGTTCCATCCTCTTTAATTTGCACTCTATCAAGTATAATATTTTTATATTCTATTGATTGAGTAAAAGATAAACCAAACTCTGCACCATAATTAACTGCATTAATGACACTTGTTAAATCAGAGTATTTACTTTTAAAGTGTGGGTTAGTAGAACTTTTTTGTGCTTTAATATTTAAGTCTTGAAACTTATTTAAAGCTCCTATTAATGAATGCTCTCCTTCTTCATAGGCTTGTGCAATTATTTCAGCAGATTGTTTTTTCATTTCTTTTTACCTTTCATTAGTTTGTTTAATTCTTTATCTAAATCAAAAGCCTTTTTTAAAATTTTAAATTGTTTTAAACCTAGAGCTAAATCTTTTTTTGAAAATTCTTTTACTTTAAATTTATCATCATCTTTTGGAAATCGAACAATGATAGCTTTATCAATCTCAATGCCTTCAGTTTCTTTTATTAAATATCCATAAGCCGATAACTGAACTAACATATCACTATAAAAATCTTTTGAGGTTTTAAAATCTATAAGTATGTACTCTCCATTTTTTCTAACTAGCAAATCAGGACAACCTCCACATTCTAATTTAATGCTACCCATTTTTTTCTCTGTCCAAATAATCTCAAAATTACTCATTGCTAAAATCCTTCCACCATTCTAAGAATTGATTAAAACAATTTTTAACAATTGGATCATCTGGCAATTGATATTCTTTTTTTAAAATATGAAGCTCAGCCAAATCATGTAAATTAGTTCCAATATCTCCAGCCTTGTTTAATTCATCAAAATAGTTAATTCCTTTTAGTCCAAGTTTATTTGACCAAATTATCAAACCTTGTGCATTTTTAAATCTACCTATGATAGTAGTAACACTAGGAACTTTTTTATCATTTAATATGTAATTACCTGTTGGCATTAAGTTCCTTTAATTTTTTTCTTAATCTTTTTGATTTAATTTTTTTTGTAAATTGTGGTTTGTGTTTTTTATCAAAAGTTCGAGCAAGTTTTTTTTGTATGGTAGCTCCTGCCATATTTCCAAACAAAGCCATTATTTATCCTTTCTTATTTTATGTTCTTCTGCTTCCCAATAAACTTTAATATAAGTGGCTGTACTTTTCTTTTTTTGGAGAAAAAATGAAAATATTTTTTTAAATACAGCCACCATATCCATTGGATCAATGTCTTGACGGAGATAATTGATACAACGAAACCATTATGAATTATTTGTTGCTTCAAGTATTCCTAACCAAACATACTTATTTTTTTTACCTAAAGGTTTGTTTAGTTTTTTTCTTTCTTGGCATTCTTTTTGTAAAGCCTCTTCTCTATCCATGTTTTTCCATTCCAACGCAGAACATATAATTTTTGACTCTTTTTCTTTTTCAAAATTATCATCAACCATTTTTAAATTCGTTTTCATGTTTACTCCTTTTTATAAGGGAGGTTTTTATGCCTCCCTTAATGAAGATATAAAGTAGGTCATAAGCTCATCCCATGACCTACTTCGCCAATTATTTTGATTTTCTCGAATGAGTTGATAAGAGAAAACCACCATTTTAGGAGCAATCTAAAATGATAATATGTTCTTTAATGGATTAATTTGTGATTTGCAATTATTATTTGCAAATTTGAAAATAAATTTTATATTTACAAATTAAAAATTAATCCCTAAGACCTAGAACATAATAAAAACATTATGAAAATTAAGTGCAACATTTGTAATAAAACCATGAATTTAAGCCAAAACTTAACAAATAAACAATTAAAAGTCTTACAATTTATTAAAAATTTTAAGAAAAAAAACAATAATATTCCTACAATTAGAGATATTGTTAAAGGTTTAAATTACAAATCTAATAGTATTGTATCTTTTCATATTGAGGCACTTGTGGATAAACAATACTTGGCTAAAGTACCTCATAAAAATAGATCAATAGTAATTCTCAAGGATATTCCCTGTGAGTGATAATATAAAATTCCCTTATATAGATTTTTATTATGGCGATTGGAGAAGTGGATGTGCTGGAATGACTGCTCAACAAGAAGGATTGTATGCTAGGTTGTTTTGTCATTTAGGATTAGCAAATGGTAGAGGTTTACCAAATGATTTTAATTTTATTTTTAGGATGGTTGCAGATCCAACTGATAATTTAGATACAATTGAACAACAAAAGGCAGACTTGATGTGGGTTATTAATGCTAAATTAACATTAATTGATGGTCGTTATCATCAATTAGTGCAAAAAGAACGAAGAGAAAATAAGGTTGATATTGTTAAAATTAGGCAAGAAACAGGGAAAAAAGGTGGTCTAGCAAAAGCGAAGCAAATGTCTAGCAAAGACTCTGATTCTAATTCTAAATCTATATCTATATATAATAGTATATGGGAAAAGTTATCAATTAAACGAGGCTCTAAAAGTGTTGGTTTAAGATCATGGCTTAAAGTTGCTAGAGATATTAAACCAGAAATATTAATTGAAAAATATAATGCTTTATGTTCGCAAGCAGATGATCCTAAGTTTATTCCACATTTTGCTACATGGTTAAACCATGAGAGATGGGAAGAAGAATTACCGACAAAGAAAGAAACAGATAACTTTGGCATTCAACCAAAGAAATCACATAAAGACTATGTTAATTTTGTAAAAAAAGGCATTAGAAGTACATCTATTTCAGATGATATGGTTAGGCAAATGAGAAAAGAAAATTTAATAACAGAAGAAGAGTTTAAGGCTTGGTAAAGAAAAAGAAAAAAGATAAGCATACTATTGATCTAGGAGGTCAAGAACTCATAAGAGATGATAAATCTAATACTTTTATAAGAAAAGTTGATAGAGCTAGGCTTAGATTAGTAGCTTATGGTCAAGATAGACATTTAGAAAAAGAGATAAATAGTGTCTTACAAAATTATTATTTAAGAGATTTACTAGATATAAGAGATAAAAATAACAATAGTCTTAGGTATCTTGCTGGATCTAAGTATGAAAGTAAGTTTGAAAATGCTGGAATAAGACAAAAAATAACTTCTAGCTTAAAAGAAAATTTAGGTGGTAGTTCTAAAGAAGAATTTTTATTAAATAATTTGAATGCAAAGAGTGAATTTCGTTTTATAGATAAAGAAATGGGTAAACATAGTAAAATATTGTGGGATGTTATTATTGAAAACAAACCTGCAAAGAAAAGGATGGATGAGTTAAGAGAAGCTCTTGATAGATTAATATTATTTTTTGATATGTAATTTTTTTTAATGTTCTTATTGTGTACTTATTAACAAATCAAACATAAATCTATACTAAATTATATAATCAATACAATTACGACTACACTTATAGCTATCTTCATAGGTAGCTTTTTTTTTATGAATGAACAAAAACTCTTTATTGCAGTTTTAGTTCAGGGAATAACTGACGCACTTAATAAATTTAAGTGGTCCAGTAGGCTTAATTCTAAATATCACATAGAAGCTCAAGAGTGGATAGGATCAAAAGACTTTAATCTTGTTTGTTCTTATGCTCAATGTCAACCAAATGAAGTAATAAAGATGTTTAAGGATATAAGTAAACATAAACATTATTTAACTTTGGAGGATATAAGGTATTTATTAAATGAAACTTTTAATAGACGATTTGTTTTGTAGTATGTTTATGGTCAAAAACCCTGAAACAAAACAACCAGAAATAATTATTAGATTTACTAACTTTGAGACGGAGGCGCAGGCTATGGAATTTGCTCACACTTTCAAAAGCCAACCCGAGTATGAAGAGTTAAATGAAAAGGTTACATTACATTAAATGGATAAAGTAATAAAAGGCAGACCAACTAAATACAATAAGACTTTGGTTAAGGAAATACTTGAGCAATTATCTAAAGGCATATCAATTAGAGATGCAACTAAGAATTGTGGCATTACATGGTCAAGCTGGAGGAATTGGATTTTAAAGGATGAACAGCTGAAAGAAGCCTATGCAAAGAGTAAAGAGATAGGCATAGAGTATATCATCAGCGATATGGATAAACGCATTGAGTCAGCATTAGATAAGCCTAAGATAAGTATGTCTGAGGTTAAGCTCCTTGAAATCTATTCTAAAAATTTACAATGGAAAGCAGGAAAACTTTCTCCGAAGCAATACGGTACTGAGAAACAACAAACATTATCTATTACTGATAAGGATGATAAGAAGATAGAGATTAGTTGGCAAAGCGATTAAGTACATAGACAATGACTTAGCAAATGCTTAGCAAACTAAAACCATAACTAAAACTTAAACCAAAAGATACCAAATAGTTTGAATTAGTATTGAAAATAGTATCAAATAGATAGTAAGTATGAGTAATAGTGAGTAGGCTTGAGAGTAAAAGAGTAGGGAATATATAAGTTTAATATAAAATTTATCTTTTTTTACACAGATCTCTCATGTAAGAGCTTTTTTTTCTAACTTACGATAACATTTATTATCGTAACAGATAATTTTTCTTAATTTATTTCCCAAATGTTTAAATAAGCTAGGGAATAAGCCAAAAACAAATCATTGGGTATGTATAGCATCTGTTTATATATGGATGTACCCTACCCGTTGCTTGTGTAATTGTTAGTAACCCATTTCAACACAATACAAAACCACTATGAGATTTTTATGAAACCTAAAAAAACTAAAACAAAAAAAAGAATTGATCCCTTTAAGGAGCTAGTTCTAGCTATGCAAAAGAAAACTCAAATGCCAGAGTCTAGTGGTAAGGGAGTTGTTAAAGGAAATGATGTAGCGAGGATGAGAGATTTTTTAAATGAGCAAGGAAAGTAAGGATGAGTGAAAATTGTTATTCCTTATAAACCTAGAGATCATCAAAAAGAAGTCCACGCCTCTTTAAGAAGATTTAATGTTCTAGTCTGCCACAGAAGATTTGGTAAGACCGTGTTATGTATCAATGAGCTATTAAAAAAGGCTATGCAAAATACATTAACAAGACCTAGATATTATTATCTAGCTCCGACCTACTCAATGGCAAAAAGAACCGCATGGGATTATTTGAAAGAATATACGAGTGTTCTTCCAAATGTTCAATACCATGAAACTGAATTACGAGCTGATCTACCTAATGGTGCAAGAATACAATTATTAGGATGTGAAAGACCAGACTCCTTGCGTGGATTATATATTGATGGAGTCATACTTGACGAGGTTGCTCAAATGCCTCCTAGACTATGGACTGAAGTAATTAGACCCGCTCTGTCTGACCGTGAGGGTTGGATGATAGCTATTGGCACTCCTCAAGGTCATAATTCATTTTGGGATTTATATGATTATGCAAATCATCAAGACGAATGGTTGGCAAGAACTTATAAAGCTAGTGATACAAACATCATTAGTGAAGTAGAATTAAATGAAGCGAAACACCTCATGCCTCCCGAAGTGTATGACGCTGAGTTTGAATGTAGCTTTGATAGTGCAGCGATTGGATCAATCTATGCTAAAGGTTTAGAATTGGCAGAAGATGAAGGGCGTATATCAAAAGTTCCATACGATCTTAGCGTCAAAGTAGATACTTTCTGGGATTTAGGTATGGCAGATAAGACTGCTGTATGGTTTGTGCAACAAAAAGGAAGTGCATTTCATTTAATTGATTATTTTGAGGATAGTGGAGAAGGCTTAGAATACTACGCTTCTATGCTAGATGAAAAACGATATAGATTTGGCACACATTATTTTCCGCATGATGCAAGTGTACGGGAACTAGGGACTGGAGTTTCACGAATAGAGACCGCACAATCTTTAGGAATGCGAACTAGCATAGTACCTAAACTATCTATTGAAGATGGTATTAACGCAGTTAGAATGATTTTATCACGCTGTTGGTGGGATCACGAAAAAACAAAACATGGTCTAGATGCATTAAGGCAATATAGATGGGCTACGAATGAACGAGGCGAAATAAAAAATAAACCAGAACATAATTGGACTTCTCATAGCGCAGATGCTTTTCGTTACTTCGCTGTTGGCAATAATCAATCAAGTGATTGGGGATCAAAATTAAAATATAACAATTTAGGAATAGTTTAAAGTATGAAAAAATCTTCTGCTTTAGCTTATGTTGGACATAACGCAAATAATGATAGAGAAGAAAACGATTTTTACCCTACACCAGATAATGCCACACAATCATTATTAGATAGACAAAAGTTTAATGGCAACATTTGGGAGTGTGCTTGTGGGAATGGTGCTATGTCCAAATTAATAATTAAAGAAGGATATGATGTTTATTCTTCAGATTTAATTGACAGAGGATATGGAGAAACAGGAATAGATTTTTTACAATCAACAAAACAAGTTGACAACATAGTAACTAATCCACCTTTTAATTTAGCAACAGAATTTACAACTCATGCTTTTACATTGGCTCGTAAAAAAGTTGTTATGCTTTCTAAAGTTTCTTATTTAGAAGGTTTAAAAAGAAGAGAACAAATATTTAATAAAAGAAAATTAGAAAAAGTTTTAATTTTCTCAAGACGAGTTCCATTTAAAAAACAAGGAGATGAAGTGGCTAGAGGTCTTATGGCTTTTGGTTGGTTTATTTATGATGTTAATTACAATGGATTACCAACAATAGACTGGATTTAAAAAAATAAATGGCAAAATTATCAAAATCAAGATTACTAGCTTTAATCTCTCAAGAGATTTCTAGCTCTTTAGGATTTTATTCTAGTGATCTATCAAAACAACGAGAGGATGCTCTTAAATATTATTTAGGAGAGCCACTAGGAAATGAGGTAGAAGGTAGATCAAGTGTGGTCAGCCAAGACTTATTGGAAGTTGTTGAGTCCATGTTGCCTAGTCTAATGCGAATGTTTACGCAAAGCGATAAGATGGTTAACTTTGAGCCTCAAGGTCCAGAAGATGTGCCATACGCAGAGCAAATTACAGACTATTGTAACTTTATTTTTAATCGTGATAATGATGGTTTTTCTATTTTGCATTCTATGTTTAAGACTGCACTACTTCAAAAGAATGGCTTTTGTAAAATCTATTGGAAAACATCTAAAAAACAAAAGAAAGAGTCTTATAAACATTTAGACGAAATGCAATATCAAGCATTATTAATTGATAGTGATGTTGAAATATTAGAAATAGAAACTATTGAAGAAGTTGATGGTATTTTCTATGATGTAGAACTTAGAAGAACAAAAGAATATGGAAGATGCCAAATAGACCCAGTTCCACCAGAAGAAATATTGGTTTCTCCAAGAGCAAAAAACTTAAAAGATTGTAACTTCATAGCTCATAGAGTTACCAAAACTGTATCTGAATTATTAGATATGGGTTTCAATAAAAAAGATGTTGAAAATTTGCCAAGTGCGGAAGATCAAGTCTTTAACACGGAAGCTACGACTAGACGATCTTATGATGATCCAACTATGGATATTGAAGTTTCTAATATTGATCCTTCTATGCGTGTTGTTCAAATAACAGAATGTTATATGAATGTAGATGTTGATGGAGATGGTATTGCAGAACTTAGAAAAATTATTGTAGGTGGTAGTGGTTATAACAATTATAACATATTGGAAAATGAAGAAATAAATCATCTTCCTTTTGCAATGTGTGTGGCAGTTCCTATGCCATTTAGATTTTTTGGTTTATCCATGTATGATCTATTGGCTGATGTACAGATGATGAGTACTGCAATAATGAGACAGTCGCTTGATAATATGTACACATTAGGAAACGCAAGAACTGTCGTAGTAGATGGTCAAGCAAACTTAGATGATTTACTTACTACAAGACCTGGTGGAATTGTAAGAGTTAAATCTCCAAACGCTGTTACTCCAATGCCTCAACCAAATTTTTTAAATGAAGGTTTGGCTATGATGCAAAAAATAGATCAACTTAAAGAAAAAAGATCTGGTGTACCAAATCAATTAATGGGTTTAAACCCAGATACGATTAACAAATCACATACGACCGCACAAAGTGTTAATCAAATGATGAACTCTAGCACACAAAGAATTGAACTTGTTGCTCGAAGTTTTGCTGATGGTGTAAAAGATATATTTAAAAATATTTTAGCTGTTGTTTGTGAATACCAAGATCAAGAAAGAATTGTTAAATTACGAGGTCAATTTATTCCAATGAATCCGAGAGAATGGACTGATCATTATGATTGCACGGTTCAAGTAGGATTGGGAACAGGTAATCAAGATCAACGATTAGAAGTATTACAACAAGTTTTAAATGTTCAAGAAAAAATGATTAACATGGGCGGGATGGGAATGGTTACTCCTCAAACTATATACAACACAATTGAGGCGTATCTGCAAAATAGTGGTTATAAAGATGCAACGCAATTTTTTAACGATCCATCTCAACAACCACCTCAACCACCTAAAGAAGATAAACAAGATCCAGCTCTGCAACTTGCAGCTCAACAAATAGAAATTAGTAAACAAAAGGCAATGGCAGACATGGAATATAAAAATAGAAAATTAGAACTTGATGAACAAAAATTGGCAACGCAAGTTGTTAAAGATCAAAATGTTAATGAATTAGAAAAAGAAAAATTAGCATCTAAAATTTTAGAACAAGGATTAAATTAATGGCATTTACCCCATTTATGCAAAGCTCAAAAGCTCAAAGTATTATTAATGATTATCTTGGTGGTAAAATGAATGCCACACCTAATGTTAATAGTGCGGGTAAATTTCGTAATCCAATTTATGATTTACGAACAGAGCAAGAAAAAGCAGGAACTCTTGATCCTAGTGCAGATTTTCCAAATCCACAATTAGATTTTTCTCAACCAAACACCCCTGTTGATCCTTGCCAAGAAGGATATATGTTAGTTGATGGTATATGTCAGCCAATAGAAACTTTTGGTAGATCAGCTTATGATGAAAATAGAGATAGAGACGATAATCAAGAAGAGCCAAGAAAATATTATTCTATTGATGCAATGAAAGGTTTATCTGACGAAGATTTAATTGATTATTTAAAAGATGGATGGTTAAAAAATAGTCCTTTAGGTTTTCTTGATAGTAAAGGAAGCCAAGTTACTCTTGGTGGTCAATTTATGCCTTTAGCTTTTCAATTACCTTTTGGAAAACAAAATCAAATGCGAAGAGACGCTATGGATATAGAACTTCGCAGAAGAGGTTATTTTACAGGTCAATATGATAATAACAACAATCCTATTTATGATTTAAACCAAGAGCCTAATGTTTTCTTAACTCCTCCTGCTACAACAAATGAAGCCGAAGTACCATATTATGATGGATCAACTGGTGGCAGTTATGGAGGTGGAGAAGATTTTGGTGGTGGTAATGTTGTCATTAGTTCAAATAATCCAAACAATAATAATTTTGTTAATTACACACAAAATCCAGGTAATGTTGGCACTATGCAAACAGGAGGTGGAATAGCAAATCCACATACGCAATCTGGATTTAGTGGTGGTAATCCTTTTATTACTCCTCCACAAATGACTGCTTCACAACAGCAATACATGGAAGATTACGATAAATAATGGATAAAGAAAAAGAGATACAAAGAGGACATAGAGCAAAAGCAATATTAGATGATGAAATATTTGCAGAAGCAATACAAAAGGTTTCGAGTGAGTTAGACTTAGAATGGTTAAACTCTCCGATAAGAGACACAGAAGGAAGAGAAAAAATTTACATGATGAAAAAAATGTTAAATGTCCTTCTAGTGCAACTACAATCTGTAATGGAAACTGGTAAACTAGCATCTAAACAGATTAATAAATAATAAAAAGGAGTTATATGACAGAGCAACCCTCTAGTGAGGAGTCTGTTGTTTCGCAACCACCCTATAATAAAACTGATGAAACAGCAACGGCTATCGCTACCCTATTAAATAATGAAGAAACTGCAAGGAACGAAGAGCCAAAAACAACAACTAAAGAAGAAGAAGGGAAAGGCGATCTTGAAAAAGACACCAACGATCCCTTAATAGAAGATTTAGATGTAGAAGAAATAGACGAAAACACAGAAGCCAAATTAGAAAGTGAAGAGGAACTTTATGATGTTACTATTAATGGTAACAAACAAAAAGTTACCCTTGATGAACTCCTAAAAGGTTACTCTCGGGAGTCGGACTATACTAAAAAAACTCAGGACTTAGGTAATCAACGCAAAGAGGTTGACTCAATGCAAGAAAACTTAAATAAAGAGTTAGAAGCAGTTAAAAATTCGAGAAATCAATATGCTGAACAATTAGAAACTTTATCTAAAAATTTAAAGCAAGAAGAAAAAAACATTGATTGGGATAGTCTTTACGAAAGCGATCCTGCTGAATATGTAAAACAAAAAGCAGAATCAGATAAGCGTAAAGAAGCATTACAAATAGCTCAACAAGAGCAAATGCGTATTCGACAAGAACAACAAGAAGAGCAAAAGAAAGTTTATGATGAGTACATTGCTAATGAACGAAAAATCTTGACCGAAAAACTTCCAATTTATGCTGACAAAGTAAAAGGTCCAGAGTTGACTAAAAATCTTTCTAATTTTGCAAAAGAAAGTGGTTATAGCGACCAAGAAATCGCAATGATGGTAGATCACAGAGCTGTTCTCCTCCTTGTAGATGCTTATAGATATAATCAACTTAAAAAAACAAAGTTAGCTGATAAAAAAGTTAATAAAGCTCCTAGAGTTGTTACTTCTAATGCTTCAAATGTTAGAGAAGATTCAGATAAAAAGCAAAATGTTGATAAACGAATGTCAAGACTTAAACAATCGGGACATATTTCTGATGCACAAAATGTGTTGAAGGAAATGTACTTTAACGAATAGGAGACTAATATGGCCGTACCGGGAAATACAGTACAGACATACAACAGAGTCGGAATCAGAGAAGATTTGGCTGATGTTATATATAATATAGCTCCAACAGAATGTCCGTTCATGAGCAATGCTGGAAAAGGCAATGCTTCACAAACTAACCATGAATGGCAGACTGATGGACTAGCAAGTGCAGGAGCAAACGCACAAATTGAAGGAGATGATTTTGGGAATACATCTATGGCTGCAACAGTCAGACTTGGAAACTATACTCAAATCTCAAACAAAGTTATTGGTGTATCAGGAACTGATCAAGCAGTAACTAACGCCGGTCGTGGAGACGAACTGGCTTATCAACTAGCCAAAGCTGGAAAAGAAATTAAGCGGGATATGGAACATACTTTCATAGGCGCAGAAACTTTTAAAACAGCTGGTGCTGCAGGAACAGCCCGTAATACAGGTAGTGTAGGAACTTGGTACGGTGGAAACATCGCAGGAACTGCAACTGCAGCTAACAATTACAGTGCTGCAGCTAATACTACTTATGCAAATGCTGCGGGAGCAGTAGGTGCTGGTTTAAATGGAGATGGTTTAGTAAAAAGAAATGCTAACGGAACTCTAAGAGCTTTCACAGAAGATTTGTTAAAAGCAGGTCTTAAAAAATGTTTTGAGCTTGGTGGAAATCCAGATGTAGTTCTAATGACTGCTTCTCATAAACAAACTGCAAGTGGTTTCAATGGAATTGCTACAAATACAAACGACATTAAAGACAAAAGAGTAATTGGTGCCGTAGATGTATATGTATCTGATTTCTCCGAAGTGAGTTTCGTACCAGATAGATTTCAGCAAGAGAATAGAGTTGATATTCTTGAAATGGATAAATGGGAAGTTTCTTACCTCAGACCTTTTGAGACAAAAGAATTAGCTAAGACTGGCGATAGTGATAAAAGAATGCTTGTAACAGAGTATGCTTTAACTGCTCGTAGTCCAAATGCTAACTATGGTATCTTTGCATTAACTGCATAGATTTATATTTTTTTATAAGGGAGGAGTAAGTCCTCCCTTTTTTATTGAAGTGAATAAATCACGGAACAATAGGAAAAACAATGAGAACATTAAACGATTATTTTTTAACAGGAAAGATTACAACTATCTCAACAGCAGGTAGTAGTTTTGTAACTGCTCCTGATTCTGGAAAAATTATTAAAATTTATACTACAATTAAAAATGCAATTTCCTCTGCTGATGCAGGTCTATCTTTTGAGATAGGTGGAGTAGCTGTTGGTGGTGGTGGTATTACAATAACACAATCTGGCTCTGCTGCAGGAGATGTTGATTCAGCAACTCCTTCAAGTGCAAATTATGTAGCAGAAGGTCAAACAATCGAAATGATTACAGATGGTGCATCTTCAACTGCTTGTGAGTGTGAAGTAACTTTCGTAATCAGAAGAATGGGGTAATTATGGCTAATGCAGGGATATATTATGGCAGACCATCAACAATACATAAAATTGATTTTACTGATTCGTCAGTAGCAAATTCAACTGCTTTTAGTGCAGATACGAGTTATATAATGTTATGTGCAAAAACAGCAGGCTGTCATTTTGTTGTTGCATCATCTCCAACTGCAACCGTTAATACTGGATCTTATTTACCAAAAGATGAAGTTATTTTCATTAAAGTAAGTGGTGGCGATAAAATTGGAGCTATCAGAGAAGCATCTACAAGTGGAAGTTTATACGCAACCGAGATGGTATGACAAAAAAACTTTGGATAGACGATAAAAATAGTGCATCAACTTTAAAAACAAGAATGCACATTGACGAAAGCGAAAATAAATATCACTTTGAAGATGTGCAAGATATTCAACCTATTATAGACATGAATAAAAAAGAGTCTAATTTAGGTAATGAAGCACTTAGGATGAGAGGCGAATTAGGAAAACATGCAGGAATGACTAAGGTTGCCTCTATTCCTCTTGTTGTTGTTCAACAATTATCAAAACAAGGCATTATGACAAATGCTGGAGCTATTAAAGATAAAGTTCGCTTTAGAAAATGGCTTAACGATCCCGATAACAGATTTTTTAAAACTTATAATGGAACTATATAATGGCTTTAACTTCATATACTACTCTCAAGAACGAGATAGCATCATATTTAAACAGGACAGATTTAACATCTTATCTTGATACATTTATTGATTTAGCTGAATCTCGTATGGCAAGAGATTTACGATTAAGAGAAATGGAAACAATTGATACATCAATTACAACTGTTTCTGGAACTCAATCTTATGATTTGCCAACAGGTTATTTAGAGATGAGATATGTTGCTTTACAAACAAGTCCTTATACATTTTTAACTTATCTTACGCCTCCAGATTTTATGAGAGTGTATAATGCAGGAGAAGGCTCTGGTAGTCCATCTCATTATACTATTATTGGTAGTAAAATTTATTTAGGAATGCAACCAGATAGTGCAAAAGTTTTAGAATTAGGATTTTTTAAAAGACCAACAGGTTTGTCATCAACTAATGCAGACAATCTTGTTTTAACTAATTTTCCAGACTTATATTTATATTCTTGCCTAGCAGAGAGTGAGCCATTTTTAATGAATGATGAACGATTACAAGTCTGGGCATCTTTATATAAAGAAGGAGTTAAGACAGCTAATGAGTCAGCACAAAGAGGTAGAACATCATCTGCTCCTTTAATGATGTCAGCTAAAATGGTGGTGTAATGCCAGACATACAATTCGGACAACTACAAGCAGATTTACCAAGCTATGAGAATACAGGATCAATACAAGTTGATAATGTTATCCCTTTAGCAGTTGGTTATAAATCGTTTCCTAGTTTTACAGCTTTAAGTTCTAATGCATTAACAAATAATGCAACTGGATTATTTTCTAGTATTGGAGATGATGGAACTACAAACTATGCAGGAGATCAAAGCAAACTGTATAGAATGAGTGGTTTAGCTTTTTCTGATATATCAAAGTCTGGTGGTTATAACTCTAAGACAACGGAAGGCTCAAGAGATTTTTGGAGCTTTACACAATTTGGCGATAATATAATTTGTTCAAATGGTACTGATCCAATACAAAAACTTAATGAGAAAA